AGTGAAAGCGACGGCGGATCCCATAACGCTGGCGATCTCCAGCACAGCGCCGTTCGGCAGCGGGAAGCGTGCGGCCATGGTGTGTTTCCTCTTGAGTGCCCGCCTGACGGCGGTAGGTTATGCCCCGGCGGGCGGTTGGTCTGCGACACCTGCGTAGGTGAAGCTGGCCGGGACCGTGTAGGTCGCCGACTCTGTGATTGTTGGTCCTTGATCTACTGGTTCCGTGATGAGGCCATCGAACCCGTTGCGGGCCAGTGGCGTGTCTACGCGAAAGAGTTGGGTCAGCTCCTCAACAAGCGTCTCTGCGGTGGCCATGGCCTGGGCAGATGGACAGACGATGCTGATCTGATATACGCCGGCGTATTCGTAGGCGTCCCCGCCGAGATAACGGCAAGTGGTGCTGGCTGGAAGCTGAAAGGCCCGGAGATAGGTTTCAGATGGATTTGGCGTGAATGGCTGATTCGAGTAGGCCACTCGTATTGGACGCGCAGCCGACCATGCGGCCAGCTTCGTTTCGATGGCCTGACGGGCGCGTGCGTGACTCATACCTGATTGTTCCTGATGGCCTCCTGCACGATCTGCTGAAAGCGAGCCACGGTTACCCGGACCATGCCGCCGGGGGCCTGAGTGGAATGGCCGAACTCCAGAGGAATCGCATAGGGCAAGTTGTTGATGATGTAAGCCATCTGGCCGGCAGTGAAATCGCTCATCGCGGCGACCAGCGCGGCGGTAGTTTCGGCGCCGCTCGGGTCAACCTCGTCGAAGGTGACGCTTTCGACCACACCGAGGGAGATGTGCCAGTTCGCGCGGAACCGGCCGCCGACGTAGCCTTCAGGCGCCTTGATGTCCATGCCGTCGTTGAGCTTGCGGCCCTTCTTCAGTCTGCCGCCCTTCGTGAGGTTGGCCGGGTCACTGCGCAAAGCGCTGTTGTGGTCGTCGACGGCCTTGTTGTACTCGGTCGCGACAGCGTTCTGCGCCCAGATCTCCGGGTTACCCACTGGAGACATTCGGATCAGGCTGCTGCCGACCTCGATGATGATCTCGCGCACACTCGCGTCGATGGCTTCGCTTGTCTGCGCGGCAAACTCGACAAGGCTCAGAGCGAAGCTGCCGGATTGACCGGCGCCCGCCCTGCTCACGACCGCACCTGCAACTCGTAGAGGATCGGCGTCCCGGCGGGATTCACCTCTTTCAGCGGCGGCACAATTGACCAGGTGCGTCCTTGGATGATCACTTTGTTCAGCAGATCCGGAACCCATTCCAGCCCCTGCGCAGCGATCTTCAGTTTTTTGTCGCCCTGCTTGATGAGGCTGTTGTTCTGGAATTCTTGGCCGGTGAAGTCGAGCAAGATGCCTTGGGCGGCCTGCTCGATGGTAACGCCCGGTGACTCGCCACCGGTCTCAGGGTCGTACTCGCCAGGCTCCTTCTTGCTGATGGTCACGGGCTGGCCGAACTCTGTGATCATCTCCAGAGCCATCACGGCCATTTCGTCGTAGAAGGCCATGAGGGCTCCGTATGCATAGGTCAAGCGGGACGGTTAGTATCGTCCCTCCAAGAGCATGGTTGATGGAACAGGAAGCCACGATGACGAAAGAAGAGCAGCATGCCCGCGAAGTGATATGCAAGATGCGCAGTTTCTGCAGCCAGGCCAACGAGTTAATGGCACTGCACAAGCCCAGACTCAATCGCCTAGAGAAGGACGAATTGCAGCAGCGTTTCAGATTGCTCAAGGAAGAAATCAAGCGATACGCCAAAACCGGCACTGTAGATGGCGAAAGACGTGCCCGCAGCGAATGCGAGGAGTTTTACTTCGAGCCAGCTGTCAGCACAGCGGCAGCCAACATTCTTGTGAGCGTAAACGCCGACCCAGCAACGCAACAATGGTTCTCCTGCGTCTACGGCATCAATACAGATATTGGACATCTGCTTTCCCAACTGGAAGAGCAGTATCCTGACTAAGCCCTTACAGCGAACAACCCTCTTCGCTGAAGGTAATCAGCAAACTGCGTGGCGCTCGGCCGGTCCGGCGCCGCCGGCAACAGTCGGCCGCTGGTGTTGGAGATCGTCGCGTACTCGCGAGTCACTGCCCCTTCGACACGCTCCAGCGTCACCGCGCCTTTGCGCTTCTCGATCGGGTCGACGTCGTCGGTGTGGATCTCGGCGGCCAGCGCCATTTGGCCGTACTGGATTCGCGCCGGCAGGTAGTTGTCGGGCTTGATCTCGTAATCCAGCTCGACGCCTCGGCGCGGCCAGGACAGTGCTTGTTCACTGTTGGACTTTCGCCCCTTCCACGTCATGCCGTCCATTGCCAGCGCGGCCCGGCGCAGCAGCGCTTCCTGCGCTGGCACATCTGCCGGGATGGTCACGCCGAACTTCACGGCGTACATAGCCAAGTCCTCGGCGGATGCGTAGCTTTCGGCGTCTAGCTTGCCGGTACCGTCCTCAATGATGAGAGTCATGAATCAGCTCGCTGTGGTGTTCTGGATCGGGCACCGCGTTGCCGGGCACCCGGATTATTACGCCTGCTGCAGATCAGCTACTGCCTTTTCCAGCGATTCTACCGACGCGTTCGCCCGATACTGCACTTTGGCAGCGTCGAGTTGCGCTTTAAGGGCGGCGATTTTCTCGGCGTTTTCGTCAGGCTGATTTACCGCAGCTTTCAGGCGCTCGATATCAGCGTTCAGCGATTGAACCTCGCTCGCCAGATTATCGCGCTCCCCCTCAAGGGTGACGACACCTTCGTGAATGGCCTTTAACGCATCGTACAAGCGGATCGGCAGTTCGCCGGCGCCCGGATGTTCCAGCTCCGACAGACCTTCGGCGGCTTCGATCAGTCGCAGAATGCCGTCGCGCTCGGCGCGCAGCGTAGCGTTGTTCTGCTCCAGGCCGGAAATGACCGCTGCGCCACCCAAATCAACCGGCTCGCTGAACAAAGGCTTCGTCACCGAGACTTCGACGCCGAGCGCCTCGTAAGCGTCGACTACCTTCGGCCAGTCGCCGATCACAACTGCGTGTGTCACACCCGCTTCAGGCCGATCAAAGTGCGCTGGGTTGCGGTACCGCTTTTCCGGATCGAAGTCCGAATTCTGAGTGGAGTAAACCAGTTCCATAAAAGTCTCCGTAGCGGCCATCGCTGGCCGCTGTCAGGGCCAGTATCAGCCGCCGGCTGGTGGCGTAGTAGTCAGAGTGATCAGCACGCCAGCAGTCACTTTGTTGCTGTTGGAATGCTTGACCCAATTCGCAGCCGAACCCACAGCGGCAAGCGTAGGGTTCGCACCACCAGCGGTTTCCTTCCAGCTGTAGCCGAGAACATCGATGTTGACGGTGCCTTCAGCGCGGTAGCCGATACCCAGGTTCTCTTCGTCGTTCACCGCGTACGAACGGAAGCCCGGCGCCTGCGACTCTGTGATCACAACAGCGTTTGGCAGCAGGCCGAAAATCACATCGGCCGGAGCGGTGTCAGTGACCAGCACCGGCTTGCCGAGAGTGCCTGGCAGGCCGCCGTAGATGACAACACCCGCCTCTTCGTAGACCTTGTTCGCGATCGCCTCGTCGACGATGTCGAAGTAAGCACTGGAGTGCATGACCCACAGCGCGATGCGGCCGAACTTGTCACCGAACTTGCGCATACCGCGGGTCAGGGTCTTTTTGCCGTCGGTTTCAATGTTGGCCGAAACCACCATGTCAGTGTTGGAGCTGATCGAGGCGCGCAGTGCAGCAGTGGCGTACTGGATGAAACCTTCCAAAGTGGCGTCGGCAACGTCGGCGCCGATGATCTGCGAGAACTCGTCGACCGGTCGGCCGCGGCGTTTGAAAGCTTCTTCGGTGGTCTGGTACGGGCCGTACTTCCACGGTGCTTTGACGCCAACGGCTTCGCCCGTGCCGATCTTCTTCGCGGTCACCTTGCCGGTGGAGTTAACGTCGCGGTGCTCCAGCGAACCGCCGATCTTGTAGAACGAGCGCTTGCGGAAGTCGCCTTCGATCAGCTCGTTGTCGAGCACGATCGCACCATTGGACGATGCGTTGAACACATCCAGGTTGTCCTGGACACGCTCCAGGTATGCAGTTTGCGCCTCATCGTTGTAGATAATCAGGTCGCTGTTCACAGTCGTTGCCATGCGTGGATCCCCTTATTTGGGCAATTGCAGGTATGCGGTTTGGCCGTGTTTGCGCTGGTAGTCGCGCTTTTGCTCGGCAGTCATTTCGGAGCGCTTGAATGCAGCCTGGCCGCCACCCCCGCCCGGGGCTTGTGTACCTGAGGCCCTTGGCCACAGATGAGGTGCGCTTTCGCGCAGAGATTCCGCCCATTCGAGCGGGGTAAGAGGGGTCTTGCCGTCTTTACCGAGGATGACCTGACCGGATTCATCAACGGCGACCGCTTCACCCTCTTCGCTCAGCGAGAACACGCCTTTGGCGCGCAGGATGATGTCGTCGGTTGCTTCCGGGAGTGCGCCGGCTTTAAGCGCTGCACCGCGAACCGAATCGCCCAGGACTTTGCCCTGGAACTTGGCGGCGAATGCTTCGGCCTTTTCGGCCCGCGCGGTGACGGCCTTCAACTGCTTGTCGTTGTCGGCTCGTAGGCGTTCAGTGCGGCGATTGAAGACCTCATCCACCTTGCCCTCAGTCAGCAGCTTGGTTTCTTCGTCTTGTCCGGCCCGGCTGAGTAGGCCTTTTACGGCGTCAATGTCGATGCCTTCAAACTGGGTTTCGAACTGGGTCAGCTTGCCGGAGGTTTCCTTCAGCTTGCCCAGCAGTTCCGAGTTCTTGGTCTTCAAACCGGAAACGGATGCTTCAACGGCAGTCGCGATAGCGGCCTTGATTGCCGGGTTTTCCAGGTCGATTTCGTTTTCTTCTGCCATGTTGATGCACCCCTTGGTTTTGTTTGCCCGCTTTACAGGCATAAAAAAACCCGCCGAAGCGGGTTTCTAAAAATAATGTGTAAGGTATTACTAGAGCCCGAGGTCATCCTCCAACTGCCAAATCTTCACTTCGTCCGGGCCATACGGATAACGCGGCTCAGCCACTTCTATGCTTTTCAGCTCCTTGCCTTTGCTAAACATCCAAGTGTTGTGAATGAACGCCGTCAACATCGCGTTGTATATGTTCTTTTCAAGCCGACCTTCGCGTACTGCCCTATCGGTCAAAACCTTAAGCTCTTCGTGTTTAGCCTTGCATAGAGCTGAATCATTCGGATTGGCCATGACGCACCTAAAGATCGCAGCCAATTCTGCTCTTTCGAAAATATTCAGATTTTCAACCATGTTAGGCGCTCCGGACTGATGAGCCGGGCAATCTACAGCTTGGCTTTTTCAAAAGCCAGCGGCTCAAGCGCTCGCATTTGTGCGAGGGTCAGAGGTGAAAAATTGCGATCAAGTTGCAGCTCGCCGAACCGCTCAACGGTCAATCCACCCTCCCGGAACAGCTTGGCCCGAACAGGGCCGATCGCGACGTCCTGAAACGATGCCGGCTGCTGCTGAAGCCAGTGGTAATAATCGAGGCTCGCACTTACCTGCCCGGCTCCATCTGCGCCTACCGAAGCCCGGGTAGCGCCCCTGGCGAATATCTCGCTGAGCTTGGTCAGCAAGATGAACGTAGTGCGGCAATTCGGGTGAAACGGTGGGCGCGGCCCGGACTCAACCGGAAACCGTCGCTTATCCATCGATCGACACTGCTGGCTGGTCTTGCTGTCCAGCGTGGCGACCATCTCGACCTCGGAAACGATGTCCGTGTTGGCCTTGGCCACCTCCATGCGCGCCTGGGACGACACATGCTGCATCGCGGTATGCACCACCGTGCTGGCATTACGGTTGGTGGTGGCAAGAATACCGTCCTTGTGGCCGGCCGATTTTGTACCGCGGATGTTGCGGATGATCTGGAAGTTCGTTTGCCCTTCGAAGAAGCCCTGCCGGATCGTGCCGGTGACGCGCTCGCGCTCGGCACTGGTCCAGCCCTTGATGAACGACTTCAACAGCTTACCGCCGCCGGTGCCGCTCACACTGAGGGGATTGGTCAGCACCGCCGTGCGGATAGCCGCTGCCGTCGGTGCGACCACATCCAGCGAAACACCAACCGGCGCTGAACGGGCCAGGCTCGACGCCTCAAATTCAGCCTCATAGTTGGCGATGTCGATCAGATCGAGGTTCAGTTGCGTGCTGTAGCGGTCGAAAATGCCCAGCAGCAAGCTATCAACCTCTTTCAGCAGCGCCTCCAGCCGCTTCACGTTGTACTCGGTCAGATCCGATTGGGTGAGCCGGTCGCGGATCGAGCGGTCGATCTCTTTCAGGAAGGGGGCGAACTTGCCGACCTCCCCTGCCTTCAGCTTTTCGAGGAAGACCGCGTGCCGAATCGTGGCGTCAAGGATTGCTTGGTTTGCCGCCATCTACTTTGTCCTCGTCATCCAGACCCAAGCCGTCGCCCTGCTCTGCCAGCTCACCGTCGATTTGCTGGTCTGTGCGCTCGGGCGCGATCAGGCCAAGTTTGCGAAGGTAGGCACGCAAATCCGCTTTGGCGAATCCACCGTTCTGCCAGAGGCCCACCAGTGCGGTGATCATTTGCGGATCTGCCGTCAGTTCCACGAACTCCTGGTTGATCTGGTAAGCGACCTTCGCGTCGTCGACGCCCATGTAGATGCAGCACCACATGATCGCCCGGGTATAGGCCTCGCTGACGTTGGCCACGCAGCCGGCGAGCACTGACGTTGATGCGGACTGATCGCCGCGTGCTTCGGTCGCCGTCTTGGACGAGAGAGAAGCCACGACCATCCGGGCACCGAGTTCGATCATCATCTGGTTCTTGTCCGCCATGGCCTCCTTCACCAGCGTGTTCGGCAGTGGCTGGGCATAGCCGAACTGTCCGCCGGCAGGCAGCATCATCGGTGCGCGGGAACCAACGTAGACGCCGCTCTTCTCCATCCAGTCGCGCCACTGTTCATCCAGACCGGAAATCCATGGCTGAGCCTGGCCACACCAGAAGACGCTATCTTCGTAGTCGGCGCTGTTCCGGTAATGGCCTAGGTTGATCATGGCGATGTCGTAGAGCGGCGACTCGTCAATGCTCGGATCGTTGTTCTGCGCGCCGACGAAGGTGAACGGGATCTCCTTCAGGCGTCCGGCGGCGCCGGTGGGTTTGAATTCCTGAACAACCGCCAGCGGCCCGCCACCTTTCGGCCCGGACCGGCGCCAAACGCGGCAGACGAAGCCGTCGCCCTCTAACGCTAGCTCCCGATATTGCTCGACCACCTTGAAACCGAAACCGTCTTCGATTTCCGGCGATTCGCGCAGCACCACCAGGGTCAGCACGCTGTGACCGTTCACCATGCCCGTGCGCCAGTTGATGATGTCTTCGGCGCAGTAGGACAGGATCACGGAGTGGCCACCGGTGCCGGCGTCTTGGTGATAGTCGACGTACAGACCATGCCGTCCAGCCTCAAGCACCTTTTCCAGCGTGCCTTGCGAATGCTGATAGATGCTCACACCGGAGCCGTTGGCATTGTCCTGCAGGTACTCCAGCTTCTTGGCGACCGACAGCGTCGGGTCTTTATGGAAGGCCAAGCCGAGTAGCCCATTGCGCGTGTGACCGGTAGCGTTCTTGAACACCGCCCGTTCGCGATAGGTCTTGTTTCGGTCTACGTTCTCTTGAGATTTGTCGTGAGCGTTTATGTACGGCAGTCGGTCGACAACCCTGTGCTGTCCCGCGCAAACATCGCGCACGGTTGCCCAGCGATCCAGCACTTCGATGTAGTCCGCCCGCTTGAAGGAGACGTCGTTGCTCATCGGGCGTATCCCATTTTGATAGCGGTGACCGGTTTGATGATCGGGTACTCGCGGTGAATGAAGTAACCGCCGCCGTCGTTGGCGTGGTCGTTTCCTTGGCTCTTGTCCGGCTCGCCGTTGGGTGCCCAGATTTGCTGTTCTAAGCCGTCGGCGTAGGTCGGACACGTAAACGGGTTGACCAGATAGCGGCGCTCGCCCTGCGCGTTGCAGAACATGGCGTTCATGGCGTTGATTCGGTCCTTCACCGGTGGGTTGGCCGCCGGCGCGATGACCGTGAAGCCTGCCTGCTTGAGCATGGCGATATCGGTGAGGCTCGCATTTACCGACTTACGCGAATCACCGGAGGCGTCCGGGTAGATCCGGATCTCGCAAGTCTTCTTGTAGTCGTTGCCGGTGTGTTCCCAGTAACGCTCTTTGATACGTCGGATCATGTCCGGCGTGTCGTATCCATCCATCAACTCGTCCACGGCGCGTGGTAGGCCCTGGTCACGTTTGACGTGGGTGATTGCCGCCATCTTGCCGACGTTGAAGTCCATGCCGATGAACAACGGCTCACCGGGCTGGACCGTGTCGAAGCACTGGTTCAGCTTGCGGTCGTAGGCGTGGTAGATCGATCCGGACGTCAGGTTGACGAACTGGCCATTCAGGTACGCGCGGATCAGCTGCTCGGGGTAAGACTCCATCAGCGATGCGATGTAGTCGTCAGGCAGGTTCAGCTCGTTGTCGAAGGTGCTGGCCTGAATGAGCCCATACATCTCCTTCAGTGCTGGCTTGTCGCGCAACTGCTTCACGAACTGGAGAAAGACGAACTTGAAGCCTTCCGGCGTTGTAGTCACGTCCACGCCGTTTTTAAGCCCGGGCAGGTTGTAACGCATCCGGGCAATGATCTTGCGCCAGGCCTGCTGCGCCTTGATCGACGTCAACACGTCCAGCTCATCCACCAGGGCGTGGCCGATCTTGAAGCCGACAATGGTCTGCGGCTTCTCCATCGACCGGCAAATCACAGTGCCGCGATACTGCCGACCGCTGTAAATGTGAACCTCATGGTTCGCCTGGTTGATCTTGGTCTTCAGCCCCCAGTCGTAGGCCACCTCCTCCATCGTGGGATAGAAGATGTCTCGGATCTGCGGATAGGTCGGAGCGAAGTAACCAGCGTTGACGCCGGGCCACTCCATGAAATGCTTGCTGAGCGCTGAGCATCCGACCCAGGTCTTCCCAGATCCGAACCCAGCCACGAAGGCACGAAACTTGTGTGGTAACAGGAGGAACTGCGACTGCGGAACGTTAAGGCTCGGCATTCGGCTTCCTCGCATCCACCACGTCGACCTGGATGCGGGTCGGAATCACCGGCTCGTCGCCGGCTTCTTCCTTCCTGGCCCGGTTGACGTAGATGTCGCCGCATTCTTTGGCAGCCTGCTCCAGTAGCTGGGCAGTCAGCGCCATATTCTTCATGCCTTCGGCTTTCTCAGCCATGCGGCTCAGGGCGCGCAGTCGGAAGGCTCGATTGGCGATCGGGATGTCTTCAGTCTCTTCGCGGAACCGCTTGCGGCTCTCACGGAACATCGTTGCCCACTTCTCGCCCAGCGCCTTGCCGGCTGCCTTTGTTGGGTCGTGTGATTCGCACTGCTGGCGAGTGACAACAACGTTGAATTCTTTTAAGACGGCCTCAACCACCTGAGAAGGTGTGTCAAAGCACGCGAGAGCCTGAACAATAAAGGCTTTCACCTCACTTCGAAGAGCTGCCATTGGCGATCATCCGTCTTAACCTGTCTAAAATCAGGCCGACTTGAGCAGACAGGTTCCGCAGGCCCTCGCAATGTTCAATTTCCCCACCTCAGCAGGACTGTTTGCAGCATCCACCAACGCTTGAACGTCAGGGCTCGCACCGTAGCGGCGGACCACACCGACAAACTCTTCGACGTCGTGACCGCGCAGCTTCAGCTTGGGAGCGCCTTCCTGGGTGAAGGCTGGAGCGCCGTATTTATCTGTCGCCTGGGCAATGTGATAAAGCTCATGCTCGATCAGCGCGCAGAAGTCGGCGTCACTGCATTGGGCGCAGTAGTCGGCAGCCAAGGTGATGATGAAGGCCGGCACCTCGCCGAACCAGTCGAGCATCTGTTGCTCCATTCGGGCCTTCTGCCAGCCGCCGGCGCGGAACGCTACCTGCTCGGCCTGGCCCAGGACTGTGCGGCCCTGCTTCTCGAAGCTCGATGACGCCCACATGATCCGAATGTCTGCATCTAGCAGGTGGGAATGGTCTTCGTTGTGGATGCTGCCGGTGTCGGAAAGGATCTCGTCTTGGAGCCAATGTAAAACTTCCGGAGCAGGCGTCAGACTCATCGCTAAATCAGAATGGTTGGGCAGCCCGAACAATGAAGATGGCGGGCTTGGACGCATCGGCCATATCTCCGTCAACATATAGCGATAAATTGAATGCATTCCGTGAATATGGAATGATGGCTAGTTGCCTGCGCGCAGTAATGAAGCGTTGATACAGACGCTCTGCTCTCAGGCCTCTCCCAATTAAAAGGAAATTCAAATGGGCTTCGCCATCTTTGTTAAAGAACACATGTACCTCACAGTATTTTTTTCCTCTGCTTTCCAGGTAATAGGCACCCTCATCCTTGGGTTATTTTCTTTCTGTGGGCTCAAGATCGAGACAAGTGACAAAGTTTTCGAAAAGGGCAAAGGAATCACTCATGTTTCCGTGGATACCAAGTGGCTCAACTGGGCGCGGTTTGGACTTCTCTTGCTCATCGTTGGCATTTTCTTGGGAGGAATGGCTAGCCTTGCTGGTGTAGCTGGCCCATCTGCCGGCTAATCTGCTGAGGAGACAGCTCTATCCGTGCCGCACTCACCTGCGGCACACCTACCCTTCTCCGCCATCGAGCAGTACATCAATCAGCTTCTGCTCACCCAGGCGCATGGCGCCCAGGCACTGCAGGTCGTCACACTTAGGCCCAAGCCCGAACACAGTGACCTCGCCTTTGGGGCCGATCAGGCTCAGGACACCAACAGAACAAGCCGGATGCACACCGGCATCGAGGTCATCTGCGATCTTGCGCAGCGTCTTGGCAGCGTCTTGGCAGCATCGCGCCAGCCCTCACGCTTGAACTCAACGAGCTTTGCAGTCATGCGATCACCTTCTGAAACCACTCTTCAATGATCCGGCGCACTACCGGCTCGGTCAGGATGGCTGACGGCTTTTCACCGGCGATCACTGAGCGCACCAAGTGACAGGGCAGAACATGGACACCGTCCTCAGCCGTTACCGTCAGGTGCGGGCGCTGATCAGCGATGTCGTGGATGTCTGCGGTCATGCCTTCACCATGTTGTGGGTCTGAGCGTGGGCGTGCCCGTGCAGCTCGGCGACGATCAGGCCCTGAGGCAGTCCAGCAGCCTTGGCCGCGTCGATGGCCTTGGCGATCGCGCTATCCAATTCGGTCAGTACCTTGTTGATGTCCTGGCTCAGGGGTAGCGCGTGGCGAAGGCGAGTTATGTTGCTCATCATCTGAACGGATCAGCAGGTTTGGCGATCGAGCGAACGAACCACATGAAGCCCTGCTGCAAGTTGGTCTTGGCCAGCGCCAGCAGTCGCGGATCAACGCCTTCAATCTGGCCGATCTGCTTGAACAGTTCGCCGGCGTCAGCTTCAAGAGCCTTGATCGAGTTCATGCCGTTGATTTCGGACTGGGTCAGGTCGCGGTAGCCGGTGATCTTCTTGTGCTGGTTATCCATGCTGCTCTCCTCGTCGCGTGTCGCGACACAATTTGCTGATTCGCGAAACGTGTCGCGACTTACTTACCTCGCCTCTCTATACCGCCCGGCGCCTTGTCACACCCCATGCAGTGTTCACAGTTCAGCGTTCGACACAGCCAGCCTTTCACCCGCTGCCACCAGATGACCATGAAGATGTGGCGCATACCGGCCAGGGCCAGCGAGACGTGAAGCGTGATCCCGGCGGTGGTCGGCCCCATCACGAAGATGTTCTGCTCCCGGCTCATCACAACGAAACCGCTGATGGCGATCGCCGAATAGATCAGCTTGCCGATGACACCGTCCCGCACTCGACCGCTCAGAACACACCAGGTCGCCCACAAGGCAATCAAGCCGCAGGCGATGGAGTTGATCAGTTCAAGATTCATGGTGGATTGCCTCCCCCGAACCGCTGGCGAATGAGCGCCCAGAGGTCAGCGGCTTTGATGGCTCGATTGATGGCCGCGAGCAGCGATCCGCCGAAGGTGCCGAGCAGGAAGCCAATACCTGCGACGATCTTCGGCTCGGTCACACCCAAATAAGTACTGACCATGCTCGTCAGGTAAAGCGAGCAGGCGATGCCGGTGATCAGGAAGATCATCCAAGCACGCCAGTCGGCCAGATCGTCTTTGTGCCACCAACTTGCGACGACAGCACCGACCAGTCCTGCGATCAGCAATTCAAACCTGTCGATCTTGTCGAGCAGGCGCTGCAATAACTCCATGCGCTCGACTCCGTAGTAGGCATGTAAAAAAGATCTGAGAATTTTTAGACTGCACCCCCAGTGCAATATGGGGGTTACCAGATTTGCGCTATCTTGCTCATGGCTCGCAACGAGCCTTTGGAGAAATCACACGGCCACAGTAGCTGGCAGCATTAAATGGAGATTCGCATGACTACAAACATCGAAAAATTTGAAGAGATGGCACACAAAATCTTGAGCTATCTCAAGGCTCAGTTCCCGCTTTACTCTCGTGTAGGCCCAGAATCACTCGGTATTGAGAAATCGAGCGGAACATACTTAAGTGGCGAGTGGGTTGGATCAGAGCAAACTGAAGACGAGCTTTACTTTGCAGCTACCTTTCAATGGTTGAACAGAGAGGGTTACGTCTCTGGTGGAGAGCAAGATGGCTCCATACCTGTAACCAATGCCGTACTGACAGAAAAAGGCCTGGCTCTAGCCAGGCAACCAATTTACATCGGGGATTAAGAAGCGAGCTTGTCTCGCAGAATAATGCGCTCGTCTTTCCGTGCTGTCCGCCAAAGACCTTCTCAACGTCCACGCCCCAATGCATCGATCTCGCTGATCCAGTCTCGCGCCACCCTGAAAGCAAGTTTGAGGTCAGGGTGCGCGGGCTGCCGGCGTTGATTCCGTACGTCGCACTATCCGGCTATCGACGTCCAGGCCTTCCCGAAGGCTGTCTTGGCTACAGGTGAAATTACAGATTCTTTTTATGGATGCGCCAACCCATGGCGACACCGGGATGCAGATACTCGCCGGTGCGCGGATGGCGCGAGAAGTCTGTCTCGCCAACTTGGCGTGCGGCCGCCTCCCAAGCCGTCCTGGCGCGATCCAGAAGATTGCTTTTGGCTTTCAGCTTCATGCGAACCTCCGGAACTTTGAATTTGAGGCAATAAAAACCCGACACGAAGGCCGGGTTTCAGGCGAACTACAAATTTCTAACTGGTTTGAGTCGGATCGATTCGATCAAGCTCATCATGGCCAAGCCAAGTAAGTTCGGTAAAAAGGTAGTCAGTGTAGTAAATCCCGGTCCCTTTGACGGCCGCGGCCCCAAGCGCCTCTACGTATCGGTTTTTAACCAAAAGCTCTGCTGCATACATCGCTTCTGCGAAATAGGCCTCTCTAGCCTCTGGCGTATATGGCTTGCTGTATTCTTGGGCAATAGTCGATGCAAGCACCTCGCCCTGCATTGGAAGCGCACCAATTTTTTGCAGAATCAACTTAACCGCTGCTTTGCTTCTTCTCAAAGGTCGCTCCTCGACGGTTGTTCGACTGCCATCTGGCAGCGCAAGGAGCATACCAACACCGAGACCAAAAACACAAAACCCGGCGCTATGGCCAGGTTTCGAAGTGGTCGTGCGCTGTAGGTAAGTTGCGCAGTGTGGGAAAAGTACCTCAAATTCCCCACCATGGCAACACCTTTATGCCGCATCCTCTGATTTTTCTGCGTGAATAACCTGCCAAACCGGCTGCTGTGCCTGAATATCCACTTCTTCAATGGCGCTTCGCAGGAAAATCCAGATGTCGAGCCAGTCGCGATCCCAGTGCTTAGGCTGGATAGCGATCCCGTACAGCTTCATCATGGCGTCAGACACTCGAGCCGGCCCCCACGCATCACCGCCGTTTGCCTCGGCCTTGTAGGACTGCAGGGCACAGGTGATCAGGCAGTGCACCTTCGCCGCCTTGGCATCAGTGAGCGCACTGAAGTCAGTATCCGACCAGATCAGCTTCTCGGCGTTGAGCATGTGAACGACCGTCATGCAGGGGTGGTAAAGGTAGTGCCCCAACTGCTGCACCTGGAACGGCAACGACTCGATCGCCTTCTGGACCTTCCCCATGGTCACCAGATGAGCGGCTCGATGTGTCGAACGGCCAATAGGCGTGCGGCGCGTCTCGGCAATGTGGATCTTCTGGCGCACAGCCATGATGCGCTCTTCTTTGTCCTCGCCCTGGGCGGCGAAGATGACCTCTCGAAGCGCGGCCTTCTCCTTTCGGACGACGGTCGCGGATTTTGCCCGGTCAGCCGCCGCCGCACTGATTGAG